ATCCGGCGTCAGGATCAGCCGTGGACAATGCCGGACGGATCGAGCCTGCGGTATCCGGGGGATTATTCCGGGAGCGCGGGACAGGTAATAAATTGTCGGTGCATCGAAGTGGCGGTGCCCGGAAGCCATGAAGGAGAGGAAGAGGAGGAATAAACAATGGCTTTTGAAATCAAGAACGATGCGGGTGTGGCAATCATTCGAGCAGGAAAGCCTCTTCTGGCGGCTGACTTTCCCTCCGCTGTGAAAGCGGTGGACGTGGAAGGTAGGATCCTTCACATCACCGGCTCCACTGAGGCCCGTGACCGTGAGAACGACATCATCACAGTCAACGGGTGGGACCTGACCCATTACAAAAAGAACCCGGTGTTCCTGTGGGCGCATGATTACCGATCCGTGCCCATCGGCAGGGCAATGAAGGTGGTGAAGCGCCGGGACCCGAACCGCCTGGACTTTGAGATCCGTTTCCCCCGGCTCGGCTCCATGCCGTTTGCTGACATGATCCTGGACCTGTTCGACCAGAAGATCGTCAACGCCAGCTCAGTCGGATTCATCCCGCTGGAGTGGCAAGACCTTACGGAGGAGGAGGCCACAGGTGGCCGTCCGTCCTATATGAAGGGACGGCGGTTCAAAAAGCAGGAGCTGTTGGAGCTATCCGCTTGTCCGGTCCCATGCAACCCGGAAGCTCTCCAGAATGCGATCAAAGGCATTCCCGGACCTTATGGCAAAATGGCTGCGGACTTCACCAAGTACCTTATCGGGGAGGAGAAGAAGCTGTTCGCTGCTCAGCCGGAACAGGAGCCAGGAGAGTTCAAGGGAGGTGCCCTGGATCTTATAGACCCGGCGGACGTGATCTTCGAGGAGGAGCCAAAGGGCAAGTCCCAGGTGCAGGTGCCGAACAAGTTCAACATTACACTCGTTTCCCCTTTGGGGCTGGAAGTCCTACAACCGGAAGGTGGAGAGGGTCCCGATATCGTCCTGGTGGAAGGGGATACATCGGAAGACAATCCGATCCTGGCCCAGCCCGAAGATCCCCCGGCCGATGATCCAATCCCGGAACCTGAACCGGAGAAGGCTCTGGTGGACAAGGTTGGGCAGGTACTCAATGCGAAGAACAAGGCCAGACTCAGGCAGATCCTGACGCTGGCCCAAGAGATTCTGGACACGGCGGAACCCCCCGTGGAAGAGGATGATAAAGGCAGTGAACCGGAACCGCGGCCCTTGGCTGAAGAAGCCCCGGAGGACCCAGCGCCCGATGATCTGTACCGGACTATCCTTGAATCACGGGATTTGATCCCCCTGCCCAGGAAGGCCAAAGGACGCACGTACTCGGAGGAAGATCGCCGGGACTTGGCGGCCATTGGTCGGATCATGGAGTCCCTGAAGCAGAAGCTCGGGGCATTGCAGCAATAACATCGCCGAAGAAGAAGGAGACAATACCATGAAGTGGTTCAAGAAGGACAAAGACGGGAACTTGATTCCCTGCACGATGGACGACCTGCGGAACCCGTTCCTCACCATTTACAACGAAGACGGGACTACCGTATCCGAGGGCAAGGTTGCCGATCCCCCGGCGAAGGACGATCTGGATCCTGTGAAGACCCTTTCCGATCAGCTCAAGGATCTGGTCGCGCAGGTGGAAGGCCTGGGAGCCGCCAAGGAAGCCGCCGAGAAGGCAACGGCCGACATCGCCAAGCTCAAGGAAGCGGCAGCCAAGGGGTTCCCGCTGTACACTCCCGGAGCGGCCGATGCCGCAACCTCGGACGAGTTCGAGAAGCAGTACGGATGGAAGCTGGATGCACAGGGACGCGATATGCTCCTCAAGCTCCCCGGCCGCTATCAGGCGCTCCCGATCTCCAAAGAGAAACACTTGGACATGGCCCGGTACTGGAGCCTATTCATCACCGCGACGTGCGGGTCCGGCTCCAAGCAGCTCCGCGCCAGAGATGAGATCAGTTCCCGGTATGGCAAGACCGCCATTGGCGACTCCGGCAACGTGTTCCCCGTGCCCGCGCCCGTGGAAGAGGAGATCCTGGCCTTCGCCCGTGAAGCCTCTGTCATCATGCGGGATGGCCGTGATGTCCCCATGACCAGTGAGTTTGACACCTTCCCGAGCGAGACCGGACAGTCGAGCGTGGCCTGGGGCAATACCACGGCCAACTCCGACCCGACGATTACGGATGTGGACCTGACGGCTTACGAGCTGTCCGCCTACACCATCGCCCGGAACTCTCAGCTCATGGATGCCCGGTCCGACATCGTGTCCTGGCTCACCGCCATGATGGGCGAAGCCAAGGGGCAGGAGCTGGACAACTCGGCGTTCAACGGTGACGGCACCAGCACCTACGGGTACTGCTCCGGCATCCTGAGCGCGGCCGCGGGTTTCTCCGTGGTCATGGCGTCCGGGTCCACTGCATTCTCGCAGATCACGGCGACCCTGCTGTCCGAGATGATCGGGGATCTGGACGGTGTGCGGAAGGAAGGCGCCAAGTTCTACATGAACGGGTCCGTCTTCCATTTCGTGCGCTCCCTCAGGGACACGAATGACGCGCCGATCTTCATTCCCAACATAGGCGGTCCCATGACGAACACCATCTGGGGCTATCCGTATGCGGAGGTCATCAAAGCGCCTTCCACGTCGGCGGCCAATACGGCCTTCTTGGCGTTTGGCAACTGCCGGTATTTCCTGGTTGGACGACGCCTGGATTCCACGGCCCTCATGCTTGACCCCTACGGCCTGTTCCTCACGAACAGGACCCGGTTCAAGCTGTACAGCCGGTGGGCGCTCAAGATCGGCCTGGGGAACGGCTTTTGTCGTCTGCTGACGGCAGCGCAATAACCCGAACCCGTGTCTTCAGGGACCCAGCCCTCCATTGAGGACGCGGCGGCCGGGAGGGGCGAGTAACGCCAGTGAAAGCTCCTCCCGGCCAAACTAAAAAGGGCCTGGACAAAACAAAAAGGAAAGGAGGCTGGGAATGAAAGCACAATGCGGAGGATGTCGGGAGTTCACAGATTTCACTGACGGATCTCCGGCAACGATTGAGTGTTTGAGGTGCGGGTCCTGGGCGTTGATCGTGGAGCCGGGATATACTCTGTCCTGTACCTATTGCGGCGCGGTTCTTCCCGATGGAATGTTTCGGGGAGAATGTCCAGGATGCGGCAGGTACTTCCGGATGTGGATACCGGCAAAGGCAAAGAAGACCGCCGAGCCGAAAGAAATGGTTGAGGAAACGCCAGTTCAGGCGGTCCGTGTTCCGAGGAGGAAGAAGGCATGAGCGAGAGGGGCCAAATCATAAAGGAGTGCTCCTCCTGCGCGACTTGTCAGCCCATGTCGATTAGGGACGGATCCACGTTTGACGTGCGGTGCGGGCCGACCGGGGTGAATCAATTCATCCTTCGGGCCGGGGATCTTCAATGGGTTCTGTTTCAGTGCCCGACTTGTGAAAAGACCTACCGCTTCCGAACCGGGGTGAAGACGACCCACAAGTGCGCCACGCTGCATTGCCGGACGCCCTACCTGCTCACATATTCGGCGCTGCTTACGACTGATCTATTAGTGAAACCTGCCGTCACCAACGTGGGAAAACGCGAGGGCGTCTCTGCTCCCGAATACATTGGGGCGGAAGCCTTCCAAGGACATGGAATCAAAGTGGCCTGGGTGCAGGACTTGGCAAAGCTGGGCGGATCGGAATTGTCTGGGCGCACGTGCGTAAGGGTAGGACAGAGGCTGGGCTTCGACATTGTAGGAGTGACCCCGCATCACTTCCATGCCCCGATTTTGGAAGATGCAGATGTCTTGGTCATCAATAATTTCTGGACCTTCAACACTGAGCAGTGGTTGGCGGTAATGGATGCCATACGCAACCAGGGGAAGCCCTATATCAAATATGAACACGATTATCGGGAGATAATGAGACGCTCCCGGTATGAAGCATGGAAGTTGTTTCATCGAGCAGCCCGGTCTGTATTCATCAGCCCGAAGCATATGCAGGATCATGTCCGGGAACTCGGTCTTGTAAATGCCGCGGCTTTGCCCCTTGCGATTGACGTGGATCTGTTCAAGCCGGACCCTGATGTGGAAAGGCGTAAAGGAGTGTGGTTGAATACGTCGGGGAACTTCCTTGGTAAGTGCAAGGAGGAGTTTAAAGGGTTCTTGAAAAGGTATCCGGAAGATCGGTTTGAGGTCATCATCGGGACCAATAGTGAATCCAACACGCTCCCGGATCAACGACTCACCCCAATATCAGCGGTCCCTCAAGACAGGCTTCCTGCCCTGTATTCCTCGGCGGACGGGTTGATCCATATGCCGGACCTTATTCCGTGGGCTGGAGAGCGGATCGTCTTTGAAGCTGCTTTGTGCGGGATAAAGAAATTCGCCCTGAATCATAACGTCGGGCATCGGTCCTGGGGCGAGGGTCGCTTGAAAGACCCGGAAGCCCTGCGGGAGTGGTTGAGGCAGTCGGTTTTTGACTTCTGGAAGATCGTGGAGGAGGTGGCAAATGGGTAAGACAAAGAAACCAAGCGCCGCCTACTTCAAGAACGGGGTCGGAAACCTTGTGATGATGACCCCGGCGCTCCAGGCGTTTAAGACGGTGCATGACGGAGCACCCCTGCACGTATTCATCGACCGGGAGACAGATACCGAATCCCACTGGGAAGAGGACCGGAAGCGGGCGTGCTCGGATATTCTTCAAGCACTTCCATTTGTGGAGCGGGTGGTGGAGTGGCCGGACCCAAAAGTGAATCCGGAGGATTATCAGGCGTGGTGGGCGAGTCCGCACGGGGAGAAGGGGGCGACCTGGGACTTGTTTATGGAGCACGGGGCTATGGATGGAATAAAGCCTCAGGACTGGTTTCACAAGCGGGAGCATGAGGTGGAGCATTACCTCGGGGCAGTCATGGCTCGGTTCGGTTGGATTCTGGAAGCTCCGCCTCTGGTATTCCCGCGTGGGAATGGTGCTTGGGTGGATGGAAAAGGTCCGATGATTGGCCTGTGCAACTCTCATTATCACGGTGACCCGGTTTGGAAGAAACGCCGCTGGCCTCACTATGCAGGACTGGCTGAATCCATTATCCGGTTCTTTGGCGGGACCCCGGTCTGCCTTGGTGGGTCTGAGGATCGTTGGTGGTTGGATGCCTTGGATGAACGTGGGGTCGAGTATAAGGACCACGTGGGTACGGAGTCCATTATCGGAACCGGGGACATAATCGCCGGTCTGGATGTTTTGGTCACGACTGATACCGCAGCTATGCACATTGCAGCAGCCCATCAGATCCCGACCGTCTTCCTGTGCGGGCCTTCATCTGAGGCAAAGAATGGGCCGTGGCGGGTTCGCCATGCAACCGTCCGTGGGCTGGTCCCGTGTGTTGGGTGTCGGCAAAGACGGAATGAACTCTGGGAATGTAAGGAAGACTATCCGGCAAAGTGTATGGCGTCCATTTCGGAGGGGATGGTGATGGCAGCGATACGGGGGCTATTATGAGGACGTTGCTGGAACGGTATAGGGTATCTGCTCGTAAGTATTGGGGAGAAGATGGCCTGCTCCAGTCCATGCTGTACGATGACGCCCGTGCTCTTACCCTTGGTCAAATCTGCCACAAGTTTCAACCGGGCCGCGTATTGGAGATCGGAACGCTCCGGGGCTTGTCTGCCGGGTGGCTTCGCTGGAACCTTTATGCTGAGGCGGAGATTTGGACAATGGACCGGCATGATGGAGAAGCTCGATTGAAGGTATCGAACTGGCTGGAGCGGGTTGGTTCGTCCAACGTTAAACAGGTAACGATTTTGACGGAATCGGAAAAAGTGGCTTGGGTTGCTGCCCGTGGTCCGTGGGATATGGTTTTGATTGATGCGGACCATTCCCATCCTGGAATAATGATGGACTTCGCTGCTGTTGAACCGACGATGACAGACGGGGGTGTGATCGTATTCGATGATGCCGGGATGGCCGGAGTAAAGAAATTCCTGGTAGAACAGGAAGCGGGCGGGGTGAAGGTGTTCCGCCCGACTCCGTCCGTGGCATACATCATTAAAGGGGAAGGGGCTGGCAAATGAAAAGGTATCTCATCACAGGTATCACGGGGTTCGCGGGGCCGCATTTGGCTCGTTTGCTTCAGGAGCAGGGGCACGAAGTCGTGGGGCTGGTACGCGGGTCGAACGGGAATCAAACCAATATGCTCGACCTCCTGTTGCCGGAGGAGCTGGACAAGATCGCCTTCGTGTTTGGGGATTTGGTGAGTGCGGAATCGATGGACAAGGCGATCAAGGCAGCGGGGCATTTGGACGGGGTATTCCATCTGGCGGCTCAGTCGCATCCGCCCACGTCTTTTGAGCAGCCGGGATGGACGTTCAGGGTCAACGCACTCGGGACTGTCAATCTGGTGAATACAGTGGTTAAGGCAGGGCTTCATAAGGCGCCGGGGTTCTTCTTTATGAACTGTTCGACCTCGGAAGTGTACGGGGTGGTAGATGCCGATTGGGGCTTGATCCATGAGGACTTCCCCTTGGCCCCGATGAACCCATACGGGGTGAGCAAGGCAGCAGCGGACCTGTATGTCCGGGAGCGGGCCAAATCCCTTCAAGCGAACTTTTTCTGTACTCGGGCTTTTTCCCATACCGGCCCGCGCCGAGGGCATATGTTTTCCATCGCCAGTGATGCCCGTCAGATCGCGGCAATCAAGCTGGGGATGCAGGATCCGGTGATTCGCGTTGGGAATCTCTCCTCCAGGCGGGTGGTGATGGACGTCAGGGATACGGTCCGGGCGTATTATATGCTGGCGATGGCGGACCAAAGCGAAGTGGCGGGGGAAGCCTTTAACGTGGGCGGTCTGGCTGATCGGGACCTGTATTCGATGGGAGAGCTGCTGAACAAGATGCTCAAGATCGGGGATGTCGAAGCGGCCACGGTAGTGGACCCGAAGCTCTACCGCCCGATTGATATCCCGCTCCAAGTATGCGACACGGACAAGATGGTGGCGATAACAGGGTTTCAACCGGAGGTGTCGATGGACGTAACTCTCCGGGACCTCCTGATCTGGTGGGCGGCGAAGCTCACGGAGGCGGTCTGATGGTGAAGCGGGTTTTCATAGTGTCCGGTCCTGAATCGAGCGGGACGCGGCTCCTGACAAAGCTCTTTATGTATGCTGGATGCGTAGGGGATTCAGGGCATAAGCAACGCCTGGATGGATTTGCTGATGGACACTCCCAGGACTTGGGGCAACTGGTGCGGGGCATGGACAAAGCAGTCATTCGCAGGAGCTGTCCGCATGATCGCCAGTTTCCCCGGCTCCATGATATCGCCCGGAGGTTTCAGCAGGCGGGATGGCAGCCCATGATCGTCCTATGCTGGAGAGCTTGGTGGTTTAACTGCCGATCAAAGGACCGGGCAGGACATCGTCGCTCCATGCAGGAAGCAACTGGGGCACTTCGGGGAGAGCTTCACCACTTGTTCCGTCAAGCGGAGCAGGCGGACGTCCCGTGGTTCATGGCCGATATGAGTCTGGCCTTTGTGTCTCCGGAACGGTTCCTCAAGGATCTGGGATTCTGGACCGGGCTGGACTTTGCCGCGGTCCTGGAGAAGGGGGTCATTCGTGACGCTGATGCAAAATATAAATGACCCCGTGAAGATCCACTGGGTGACTCGATGGAAAGAGGGTCTGGGGAACTCGTATGGGTATTATATCCACAACGAGACCTTGTTCCGGTATGTCCAGGCGCGTCCGGATGTCGAGATCACGGAGGACGCTCCGGTGGCTTGGTGGATCTGTCCCCCGGAATTGTTTCGGGAGCCGGTGCCTGACAAGATCAATGTTCTGTTCACGATGTTCGAGTCTCCGGACGTGCCGCCTCAATACTCGGAGCCATTGAAACTGGCGGACTGGCTCGTGGCGCCGAGTACCTGGGTCAAGGAGATCCTGTCGCAGCACTTCCCGGCGGAACGGATCAGCGTCATCCATCATGGGGTCGAGCCCGTGTTCACTTTCAAACGTCGATACCGCCCGCACGAGAAGCCCTTCCGCTGGCTTTGGTGTGGAGCACCGAACCCACGAAAGGGATGGGAAGAAGTCATCGTTGTCTGGAATCAGTTATTCAAAGGAAACCCGAACGTGGAGCTGTACATCAAGACCACCCGCGTTGAGGGATGCCAGAAGACCAGCAACGTGATTGTGGATGGAAGGAAGCTCCCACTGAATGAGCTGATCGACCTTTATCATTCGGCGCATGGGTTCATCTTCCCAACGAGAGGCGAAGGATTCGGTTTGACCTTGGCCGAGGCGATGGCAACGGGTCTTCCCTGCATAGCCACTGATTACTCGGGTGTGACGGATTTCTTCGATGCGTCAGTCGGCTGGCCCCTGAACTGGAAAATGATAGATGGGGAGATCACGTTTATTTCAACCCGGGAGACGGCCCCGGCTCGGCTGGCAACGTGCGACCTGGAGCAAATGGCACGGATGATGCTGGAAGTCATGGCGGGGTATAAGAAGGCCCTGGATAGGGGTAGAAGGGCTTCAATCCGTATCCGCAGGGACTTTACTTGGGACAGGGCTGCGGAGGCCGTAGTGGGGCTTGTAGGCCGTTTGACGCCGGATCTGGCTGGGAGGGCGGCGGCATGATAAGGCCGATCATACGAGAAGGATATTCTTTCAATGAAGCCGGGGCTGTCGGGAGCCGGATTGGGTTTGCAGTTCATGCTGCGAGGACCAAAGAAGCTCTCATGGGAGCGGGTGTAGGGATCGGCAAGAGAGACGGGTCGGAGAATATCGTCCTCCATCAATGCCCTGCTCATCTGGTTCAACGAGAGGAAGGTTTTTTGAACGTCCTCTATACCGCATGGGAAGCCCCGGACCTACCGGAGAACTACGTGAACGGTGCAGAGCAGATGGACATGGTGATCGGTACAAGCGCCTTCGTATCCTGCGCTTTCGATCAGGCCCTTCCGGCCAGGTTCCCGGTGCGTACTGTGCCGCTCGGGATCAATCCAGGAATGTTTTCATATCGGAAACGGAAATGGGAACCCGGCGAACCGTTCATCTGGTTATGGGTTGGGTCCACCGCGTTCCGAAAAGGGTGGGATCTGGTGGCAGAGGCTTGGAGCAAGGTCAGGAAGCCTGATCGTTGCTGGCTTTACCTCAAGACAACCGGACGCGGGCAGGTGGAATACTCGGGGAATATGGTGGTGGATTCCAGGAAGCTCACGGAAGCCGGGATGGCGAACCTCTACCATCAAGCGCATGGATTCATTTTTCCTTCATATGGAGAGGGGTTCGGGCTACCTCTTGCCGAAGCAATGGCAACGGGGCTTCCTTGCCTGTTCGTGCCGTGGGGAGGAGTAACGGAGTTCGCGGATCGGGATACGGGCTTCCCCTTGGACTTCGACCTTGTTCCAGTGGATTACGGAGTCACGACGACTGGGGCAAAGGCCCGCGTTGACTCCATCGTGGAGCAGATGGAGCGGGTGATGTCTGATTATCCGGCTGCCGTTCGTATCGGGAAAAGGGCATCCCGTAGAATGAAAAATGGCTTTACGTGGAAGGACACCGGACGCAAAATGAAGGTGCTTCTGGAGGGATTGGTCAATGGGAAATTTTCTTGACGAGCGGAACCTGAAGACGGAGCTGGGTATCACTTCCGGGGATGCTGCGGACGATGCTTTGCTCAAAGGCATGGTAGATGCGGTGGAGTCCTTGTGGGATGAGCGAACCGCCCGGACTTGGTTTGCCACGGCCCACACGGAATACTATGATGCGGAGGGTGGCCGGGAAAAGCTCTTCCTCCGGAATTGGCCTGTGGCAGCGTCCCCCGTTCCGACCGTGAAGGACGATCCGGACTGGGTATGGGGCGCGGATACATCTTTGACGATCAACGACGACTTCCGGGTGGATTATATCCGCGGCATTGTCCATAATCCGGGCGGGTTTTTCAACGGGGTTCAGTCAGTCCAGGTGGTCTATACTGCCGGATATACGGCCGCTGCCTGTCCGGCGTGGCTCAAGCAAGCCCTCGTCCGTCAGGCGGCTCATTGGTACAGACAGGCTAAAGGATCGTCCTGGGCAAAATCGTCTGAGGCAATGCCGGGAGGAGGTACCACGAGTTTCAAGGAGTTGGTGGATAATATGCTCCCGGACTTCGTGGCCCTGGCGGATATGCATCGGAGAATGACCGATGATTGACATGAAGATCGAGCATGAGAAGTTCGCCAAATTCCAACAGAAGTTTGCCCAATCCCAACGGAGCCGACGCTCACGGATTACCAATGCCTTGTCTGACGCGGCAGAGATTGCGGTTGGTACAGCAAAAACACCGTATTTGACAGGACGCTCTCTTAAAGTCCGAACAGGCCGCCTGCGTTCCAGCGTGACGAAAGATCCTCGTGCCGGGGCAACAGTAGTCGGACAAGCATACTCTGTGAAGATCGGGACCAATGTGGTATATGGTCGTGTTTGGGAGTTGGGTGGCGATATTGTAATTCCAGCGCATACGAGAATTATCAACAAAGCATTTGGGAAGGCTTTACCATCTCCGGTAACGGTGTCTGTTCGGTCTTTTATTAAGCGTGTTAAAGCGCGTCCTTTTTTGCAGCCTGCAATTCGAGATTCAATGAATAGAATGCGTGCTATTGTTGTGGCTGCGGGCGCTATAATGGAGGAGTAAAAATGAATGAATACTACGACACGATGATCCGTCTACGGGCAGCGTTCCGTGGGATCAGCAAAGACGATCACTCGGATTGGTACAACTACAACGTCCAGGACTCCCATGTACTACTCGGATGGGTGCCTCCTGAGGATGCTCCGGGACTCGGTCCGGATAGCCCGTTCATTTGCGTATCCGTATTGTCCAGCAGGTCGGCATCCATCCCCGTGGATCAGCAGACGGATGAGGTCTCCTGCGCCTCTGAGTGCTATGGATACATCAAATGCCAAACGGACCCGATGGGGAAGGCGTTGAAGCTCCTTAACGATATGATGTCTGCCATATTCCAGGACGAGTTCCTGTGTAGCACTGTGTTCAACAGCAGCATCGAGTTTGACGTGGCGACACTCGGAGAGTTCGGGGTTGTCATTTTACGCATAGGGTGGGAAATGAGCCTGGCGAAACCGGCATAACACGAGAAGGAGGAAGGTAAAATGGCTGACTGGATCACAGGACGAGAGATTATTGCCGCAGCCGGGAAAGCAGCGACTTGGAGAACTGCGGTGGATGTCAACGTGGCGAATGCGGGACTGCTCATCACGAGCGAATCCCTGGGCGCAAAGGCCCCGACTTACATCCAGGACGAATCCCTGGGTCTGACGGACCTCCGGGAGATTATTAAAACCTGCGAGGACATGAATGGGTCCATTTCGGGCATCATGCGGTACGAGACCTGGGACCTGCTCTTGGCATCGGCAATGGGAACGGCGGGAAGCCCGGTATTGGTGGAAGGGACGGCTTACGCGCACACCTATTCCCTGGCCGACAACATCGACGACTACTTCATCACGCTGGCGATGAAGAAGGCGGACACGACTCACGGCATCTGGGAGATCGCGTCCTCGACCGTGACCGGGTTCACCTTGTCGGCGGGTCTTTGCTCCCTGGCCCAGGTCACGTTCAACCTAATGGGGAACAAGATCGAGAACGCATCCGTCACCAACTCGGCTCTTTCCAGCGTGACGTATCGTTCCCGGTCGGCCCAGGTGAAGTTCGACGCCAACAGCAAGATCAGGATGAACACGCAATCCGGGGCAGCGCTTCAGGATTCGGATCAGATCTACCCGTCCATGATCGAACTGACGTTTGCTCGTCCGTTTGAGGCCAGCAGGGAAGTCGGATATGCGGACGCGGGTCAGCCTGTCCAGAACGGGTATAGCGATGTCCGGGTGCGCCTGACGTTCGACAAGTATAACTTGGACACGTTCATGGACGCGATCGCCGCGAACACGGACCAGAAGATGGACATCTATTTCAAGGGCGCTTTGATCACCGGGACCACCTATTATTCGCTGCTTATCGACATCCCGAAGATCTCCTGGATGACGGGCGAGGCGTCGGTGGGCGGACCAGGAAAGATCGCGCATACCGTGGAAGGGCGCTGCCTTGCAGTGGCGGCAGCGCCCACGGGCATGACGGCGGTGGATCCAATCTGGATGTATTTGGTGAACACGCTGGCAACGAACCCGCTGGCATAACCTTTAAACAGGAGAGGAGGGCTGGGAATGATATTCCAACTGAAGCCAAAGACGCTGTGGGTTGCTGGGGATGATCCCGTGTTCGATACCACGGAGATTGGTGGACTGAGCACGGAGGAGCGGGCGAAGGTCAAGTTTGAACTGAAGTTGGCGAACGAGGAATTGATGGATCAGCTCCGGCAAGCCAACACCAAGATCGAGGCCCGGACCAACGGCAAGCGGGAGGAGAATTTTGACCTGGACCGATACACCCACGATCTTTTTGATTCGGTGGTGGTCGGGTGGGATGGGCTTCTGGAAGAGGACGGGAAGCCCATCCCCTGTACCCAGGAATCCCGACGCCTTCTGCAACGGTATTACGGGCGTCTTTGCGGTGCTCTCATCATGGCATCCTCCCAGGTATCCAAACGCCAGACGGAGGAGTTGAACAGGGGGCGCGAGGAGATGGAAAAAAACTCCGAGGGTTCGCAGAGTGGCAATGGCAGCGCCGAGTAGATATTCAATCGGGCGCTGACATCACCTGCGAACAGTGCGAGGAACAACGAAAAGCCGGGGCCAGGAGACCAACGTGCGAAGAGTGCGGAAAAATCATACTCACGTCAGAAGAGGAGCTGGTGGCTTTCGCCTTCTGGCATTGGCAGGGTATGCTTTTCCAGCCAACGGGAATGGGGGGTTGGACCTTCGGCATGGAGGGGTTACGTTTGGTGGCCGGGGAGATAGGCGTAAAAGACATCCCCGAGTTTGCCCGGCTGCTTTCCATCATGGCAGCAATCATCTTCCGGCCAGCACCGCATGAAGGCGGTGAGTGAGGTAGAAAATGTCTGAAGGAATCACATTTGTACTGAAGGTTCGGGACGACGGAACCGCAACCATCGACAAGGCGGGTAAAGGCTTTGACAAGCTGGATAGGGACGTCAAGAAAACCGACGCTTCAGCCAAGAAACTCGGAGGCAGTTTTGGCGGATTGAAGACCGCGGTGATTGGGCTTATCGGCGCTCTCGGTTTAATGAAGCTGGCCCGTGTAGTGGGTGATTGGGAGAAGCTCACTGCTGTGCAGGATAAGGCCGAAGCTCAGATGCGGCAGGTCATGGTGTCGATGGGCCGGTTCACAGAGGCGAATTTCAAGGCAGCAAAATCTTTAGCGTCAGCGATTCAGGCAACCACTACATTCGGGGACGAAGCCGTGATGAACGGTATGAAATTCCTGATGACGTATAAGCAGATCACGGACGATTTGCTCCCCCGGACCACCCGGGCAATGGTGGATTTTGCGGCTTTATCTGGAAAGGGTTTGGAGGCGGCGGCGAACACGATGGGCAAGGCCGCCATGGGTATGACGGGACAGCTTGCGCTGTCTGGTATTACGATTTCAGAAGTGGCGAAAAAGTCAAAAGACTTCTCCCTCATTCTCCGGGACATTGAGGAACAGGTCAAGGGGCAGGGACAGGCGATTGCGGAGCTTCGGGAAGGGCAGCTCCTCAAGTTCGGCAACACTCTTGGGGACATCAAGGAGAAGCTCGGAGAAACCACCCTGTCCATGAAGGCCCTTGTTGCCAAGAGCTTGTTCGGAGATTTGGATGCTCTGAACAATAAGCTGGCAGCGATGAAAGAGGCGGGTCAGTTCGATATTTGGGCGAAAGATATGGCTGTGGGAGTTATTTCCAGTATTCGCGAAATATTGATTGCTGTTGGGTGGCTTCATTCCTCTTTACTTGGAGTCCAAGAGGGTATGGCCGCAATTCGGACAGCAAAATCAGAAGCATGGGGTGCGATAGGGCTTCGTTTAGATGTCCTTTTAGGAGGTGAGGGTGAATCTACTACAGCAGCGGGACCAGAAACGCTCCTACAAGTCCAGATTAGGCGTAAAAAACTTGAGGAAGAGCAGTTTAAGATTCAAAATAAACTCCGGGAGGCCGAAGTCCGACTTCGTAGTGGCGCGGTTACACTTGGACCGCCTGGTGGTGGTGGCGGAAAGCCCGGTGGTGGTGGCGGTGATGGCGGAGATGAGGATGCAGCCGGAGGGGGTGATTATTGGATAGCTGCTCAGGAAGCCGCTGCTGATAGCCAAGTCTGGATAGAAGGCGTTATTTCGGGTCTTCGCAACAAAAGCATTGAAGCATCAAAGGACAAGGCCGATGCCTATAAAGATATGCGGAAGGACATGGCGGAGGCATCCGGGCAACACGCAAAATATGAGCTTGAGCTTCTCGACAAACAGCGAAAGGAATGGGAGAGGCTCGGCCTTGATGTTCCGGGGTGGTACGCCGTGATGTACCGCAAGCTAAAAATCCAAGCGATGCGGGAAGGTGATAGCTTATTTCAGGGCATGAAAGCCGGGGTGCTGGAGCTGATGGACGAGTTCAAAACCTTCGGCGAGTTCGGCGCTGACTGGGCAAAGGAGACGTTTGGGACGATGAACAACACGGCCCAGGAGCTGCTGTTTGACGGCTTGTGGACCGGGTTCGAAAATACGCAGTCCATTTGGGAGCAGACGAAGAAGGCCCTCCTCCGGTCGTTTACGAACATGGTGGTGGAGATGTTGGCGCAATTCGCCTTACTCAAGGCGGCCGCGATCCTCAATATCGAAATAAACGGCGGTGGTGGAATCGGCGGGGGTGGAAGTGTCGGGAGCCAGGTGGTCGGGGGCGTCCTTGGGAAAGTGGCCGGGCCGTTGGTTGGGAAGGGCCTGGAGGCGATAGGGCTCGGTGCAGTGGCGGCGGCGCTGGGTCTTACTGCTACCGCGGCGGCGGCGGGGG